CCAACTGCCCCAATATGTTCGATGTAAAAGCGGTCTTTGAGCTGGCTCTGGAGCAAAATTTCAATGACCTAGCCACATTCCTCTTCGAGCATACGCAAGAGTACAGCGCGTTTATTGTTTCCGGGCAGCGCGATTAAATCCGCCGCGCTCCACATGCGCCCCGCTTCGGCGGGGCTTTTTTATATCTGTCCCATTATAGCACATCCCATCGAAAAAGGGAAGTCCAAAAAACAGATTGTCCTGCGAATAATGGACAAATATGCCGTAATATATTTATAACCCAAAGGGGGTGCAGAAAAATATGTCCAAGAAAAACGAGATTATCCAGCTGGAGCCGTCCCTCGACACGATCCCGTCGCGGTTCATGGCCCCCGACTCCTATTACGATAAGCTGTCGGCGGATATCGCCGTGGCCTTCATCCAAGAACTCAGGCACCCCGGTGCGGAGTGGTGCGGCGAACCTTTCCTGCTGATGCCGTGGCAGGAGACGATTATTCGAAATATCTTCGGTGTGAAGAAGGCGAATGGGTTCAGGCAATTCGAGACTTGCTACACGGAAATCCCGAAAAAGCAGGGCAAATCGGAACTCGCCGCCGCCGTGGCGCTGTTCCTCACCTGTGCCGACCGGGAGCCGCGCGCCGAAGTTTACTCCTGCGCCTGCGACCGGGGGCAGGCCAGCCTTGTGTTCGATGTTGCTTGCGACATGGTCGACATGAATCCCGATTTGCGGCGGCTGTTCAAGCCCATCATGTCGGAAAAAAAGCTGATCTATAAGCCGCTCAACAGCTGGTACAAGGTTCTCAGCGCCGAATCATATACCAAGCACGGCCTCAATGTCCACGGCCTGATCTTCGACGAACTCCACGCCTTGCCGGATCGGCGGTTTTATGACGTCATGACCCACGGCTCCGGCATGTCGCGCAGGCAGCCCCTGTATTTTATCATTACCACGGCGGGGGCTGAAAAAGAAACGATCTGCTGGCAAAAACATAAGCACGCCGAAGAAATCTTAGCTGGCAAGCGCACGGATCACACATTCTATCCGACCCTTTTCGCCGCCAAAGGCGAGGATGACTGGACGGACGAAAAGGTGTGGCAGCGCGCCAACCCCTCCCTGGGCGTGACCTGTGATATTGAGGATATGCGCCAAGCCTGCGAACTGGCCAAGACCGACCCCATCGAAGAAAATATCTTCAAGCAGCTGAATCTGAACCTGTGGGTGAACAACGCCGTCCGCTGGATGCCGTCACAGGTTTGGAAAAACTGCTCCTTCCATGTTGACCCGGAAAAACTCAAGGGCAAACAGTGCTACGGCGGCCTTGACCTGTCGATGTCAAACGATATCACCGCCTTCGTGCTGGTGTTCCCGCCCGACAACCCCATGGATGAGACCGACAAATATCAGATCCTGCCCTTCCTGTGGATCGCCGAGGAAAAGCTGAAGGAGCGCGTCCGCAAAAACAACGTGCCCTATCAGGATTGGGCAGATAAAGGCTTCTTGCACGTCACACCGGGCAACATCATCCAATATTCCTTCGTGGAGCATTGCATCAAGGAGCTTGCGGCTGACTACGAAATCCGGGAGATCGCCTTCGACAAATGGGGCGCTCATCAAATGGCCCAGCGCCTGCGGGATGCCGGTATGAACGTGATCGACTTCGGGCAGGGCTTTGAGCAAATGAGTCCTCCCACCAAGGAACTGATGCGCCTTGCCTGCGACGAGCGCATTGCCCACGGCGGCCACCCCGCGCTGGATTGGATGATGGGCAACGTGTTTGTGCAGAATGATGCGGCGGGGAACATCAAAGCCACCAAGAAAAAATCCAGCGAGTACATCGACGGCGTTGTCGCGATGATCATGGGCCTGGCCCGCGCGATCCTGCATCATGAGCCGGGCGGCAAGCTGATCATCGTCGATCTGGACGACGACACATGGGAGAGCTATTGATGGGAATTTTCTCGCGCAAGAAGCCGAAAGCGGAAAACGCGCTGTCAACCAGCGGCGGCCAGAGCTTCTTCGTCGGCGGCCCCAGCAGCGCGGGCACTTATGTCAGCGAAACCACCGCTCTGCAGACCGCCGCCGTCTATGCCTGTGTTCGTGTTATATCAGAGACCGTGGCGTCGCTGCCGCTGCATGTATATCGCCATGCCGACAGCGGCGCGGTTCCGGCCCCGGATCACCGCCTGTATCGGCTGCTGCATTACGCCCCCAACCCGGAAATGACCAGCTTCTCTTTCCGGGAAACGCTGATGGGCCATTTGCTCCTGTACGGCAACGCTTTCGCCCAAGTCCTGCGGGACGGCGGCGGGCGCGTCAGGGCCTTGTATCCGCTGCTGCCCTACAAAATGGATGTCCATCGCGGTGACGACGGCGAGGTATATTACACCTACTGGCGAAATCGCGACGAAGCCCGGCCCGACCAAAAAGACGGCGGCGTGGCCCTGCGGCGGGAGGAAGTGCTGCATGTCCGGGCCTTGAGCAGTGACGGCATGATGGGCCTGTCGCCCATCGCCCTGGCCCGGAACACCATCGGCCTGACCATCGCCACCGAACAGTACGGCTCAAAATTTTTCGCCAACAGCGCCAACCCCGGCGGTATCATCGAAACCACGCACGCGCTGAAAGACGTAGCCCCGGACGCGATACGGAAGTCCTGGGAAGCGCTGTACAGGGGCAACAACAACCGGGTGGCCATCCTCACGGACGGCATGACTTTCAAGCAAGTGAGCGTCCCGCCCAACGACGCGCAGTTCCTCGAAACCCGGAAGTTTCAGCTGAACGAAATCGCCCGGATTTTCAGGATTCCCCCGCATATGATCGGTGATTTGGAGAAATCCAGCTTCAGCAATATTGAGCAGCAGTCTTTGGAATTCGTGAAGTACACCATAAGCCCGTGGATCGTCCGGCTGGAGCAGGCCATGTATTTATCGCTGCTGAGTGACACGGAGCAGGAGAAATATTTCATTAAGTTCAATCTCGACGGCCTGCTGCGCGGGGAATACGAGTCCCGCATGCGCGGGTACATGATCGGGATCAACGCCGGTTTCATGAGTCCCAACGACGCGCGCCGCTTCGAGGACTGGTCGCTGATCCCGCCCGAAAAGGGCGGCGACGACTACCACATGAACGGCGCGATGAAGGTTCTTGAGGATTTAAGGGCACTTGAAGATTTACAGGGGGGCAGCAAATGAATCGTTTTTGGAATTTTGTTTCGGGCGAAGCTGGGCGGGAACTTCATCTGGAAGGCCCCATTTCCGACGAAACATGGTGGGGCGATGAGGTAACACCGGCGGCTTTCAAGGCTGACCTCGCTGCCGGGCAAGGTGATATTACTGTCTGGATCAATTCGCCGGGCGGCTGCGTCTTTGCCGCCGATGAGATTTACACGGCTTTGAAGGAATATCCCGGCAAAGTCACCGTGAAAATCACCGGCATGTGCGCCAGTGCCGCCAGCATCGTCGCGATGGCCGGGGCCGAGGTACTAATGTCCCCTGTGTCCTATATGGTCATTCATAACCCAAGCACAATTGCCATCGGCGATTCCGAAGAAATGCTACGCGCGAAAGCCACCCTTGACGAGATCAAAGAAGGGATCATCACGGCCTACGAGTTGAAAACTAGCCTGCCCCGCGAGGAAATCTCCCGGCTGATGAACGAGGAATCCTGCTTCAACGCAAAAAAGGCGGTGCAGCTGGGCTTTGCGGACGATATGCTTTATGGTGATAATGACAATTCACAGCCGGTGCTGTTTTCCCGCATGGCGGTGACAAATTCCCTGCTGAATAAAATTCCCGCAGTGTCTGCGCCGCAAACAACCAGCAAACACAAATCCAGTTTACTCAAAATCCAGAACATATAGGGAGGATCATCCGAATGAATCAAATCCTTGACATGCGGCAGGAGCGCGCCGCGAAATGGGAGGCCGCCAACGCCTTTCTCAACGAGCACGAAGGCCCCGGCAAGAAAATGACCCCTGAACAGCTTGCTGCCTACGACCAGATGGAGGCTGAGGTGATCGACTTGGGCCACAAAATCGAGCGGCATGAACGCGCGCGGCAACTCAAAACTGAGATCGACGCGCCTGTGGGCACAGCGCCCCTGGTTGGCGCTTCGGGTGAAGGCAAGGCCAGCGACGCCTATAAAAAGGATTTCTGGAACGAACTGCGCGGGCGGGAAGTTACCAACGCCCTGAAGGTAGGCTCCGACCCGGACGGCGGTTATCTTGTTCCCGACGAGTTCGAGCGCCAGCTGATCGAAGCCCTCGAAGAGGAAAATATCATGCGCCGCCTGGGCACTGTGATCCAGACCGGCGGCGGTGAGCGCATGATCCCGGTCGTGGCCACCAAGGGCAACGCCGCGTGGGTGGACGAGGAGGAACTTATTCCCGAAAGCAGCGACACCTTCGGTCAGGTGAAGCTGGGCGCGCATAAGGCCGCCACGATGATCAAGGTGTCGGCGGAGTTGCTCAAAGACAGCGCCTTCTCCGTCGAGGGCTATATCGCCAAGGAGTTCGCCCGGCGCATTGGCGTGATCGAGGAAGAGGCTTTCTTCGTGGGCGACGGCAATAAAAAACCCACTGGCGTGCTCGAAACCGCGCAGATCGGCAAGACCGCTGCCAGCGCCACGGCAATCACCATTGATGATCTGATTGATCTGTATTATTCCCTGCGCACGCCCTATCGCAGCCGCGCGGCCTTCATCACCAACGAGGACACCGTCAAGCTCATCCGCAAGCTGAAAGACAACAACGGGCAGTTCATTTGGCAGCCTTCGGTGACGGAGGGCGCGCCGGATCGAATCCTGGGCCGCCCGATCTACACTTCCACCTTTATGCCCACCATGGCGGCGGGGGCCAAGTCTGTGGCTTTCGGCGATTTTTCGTACTACTGGATCGCCGACCGGCAGGCGCGCACCTTCCAGCGGCTGAACGAGGTGTATGCCATCAACGGGCAAGTGGGCTTCATCGCGACGCAGCGCGTCGACGGCAAGTTGATTTTGCCGGAGGCCATGAAACTCCTCGTCATGGGTGCTTGAATATGACGCTGTTTGAAAAAGTGAAAGCGAACCTGATCTTGGAACACGACCAAGATGATCCGCTGCTGCGCAGCTTCATCACCGCCGCGACTTCCTATGCCGAAACCTTCCAGGGCCTTGCAGCCGGTACTTATGCCACCGCCGATATGCCGCCAACCACCGAGCAGGCTGTTATTATGCTTGTCTGTGGGCTAACCCCGTTCTCTGCGGGGAGCGAGTACCGGCCCACGTTGTTCGTCGGCAGCAACAGCCGCGTCACCGGCTTCTCTATTTCGCATCAAGAAACGAATGGAAACATCACTAATATTGCTCAGTTTGACAAAACCAAGATTGATCTAATCAAACGGGTGAACATCGAGAACGGCATCTACGGCAACGGCAGTATTAGTATCACCGGCTCCATCACGACAAATAGCGGTTACGCCAATTCGTTTCAGGCGGTCAACCACTACCGTTATGTCAGCGGGTTCGGCGACGCGCAGATCAAATTCGGCTGCGGGGCGATCACCGCCAGCGGGAATACCTTCGCCAGCGCCGCGCTCGAAATGGGCTACAATGGCTACAGCAGCCCCTCGGCCCGGCTCGACGTTTTTCCCAGCTGGGGCGCGGCGCTCATGTGCCTGCGGGGCAGCAGCGGCGGCGGCAACACCGGCATCCTCGAAATGGGCTCCACGACCATGTGGTGGCGCGGCTCAGAGATCGCGGTCAACTCGTCCGCTGATCTGAAAGCCGACATCGCTCCGGCCCGGACGGCGCTGGACAAAATTCTGTCGGCGGGGGTGTATACATATAAATACACGGGCGATGAATCAGCGGAAACCGTTGATGCGCAAGAGTCCACCGGCTTCGTGCTGGGCAAGGGCTACACCCCGCCGCCGTCCGAGGTGATCGGCGAGGACGGGGCCAGCGTGAACCTTTACGCCATCGGCGCGCTGGCGTGGAAGGGCATTCAGGAACTCACGGCGCGCGTAGAAAAACTGGAAGGAGGGACATCCATTGGAAGAGAGAATCCGGGCAAAACTGAAGGATTTGGCGCAGCAGAAGGAGCAAGCCCTGGCACAGCTTAACGCAATTCTTGGTGCTGAGCAGGCGCTGCTGCAGCTGCTGGAGCCGGAAAAGGAGGAAGCTGATGCGGCAGATTAAGCTGACCATGCGCGACGGCGCGACGGATTTATTCGGCGGCCAGCGGGGCGAACACCGCATGGCGACCCTGCAGATCCCCCTGCCAACCGAGCGCCTGCGGGAGATCAAGTCATGTATCGCGGTGTTTTCCTGTGATAATGAATTGGTGTTGTCGCCGTTGATCCTGCCCGGTAAATCCGGCGAATATTACATAAGCGGCAAAACTGTGCATGTGATCCTCTGGCAGCGGCTGACGCAGTGCCGGGCGCTGCGGGTGCAGTTGGAGTGCTTCGGGGATTTCGAGGGCAAGCAATTCATCGACCGCACGGAGATTTCGGAATGTGTTGTGTTCGGCAAATCATCGGCGACCATGATTACCGAAAAATTGAGACAATTCTCAAGGCCCGTTACCGCCCGATAATCGGCGGTTTGACGAAGGAGAATCTGCCCCAGACGCCTTGACTTATATGGCTTTCAGAGGTAACATGGGAGGTAAGAAAGGAGTGGTTTTACATTGAAAGTCACAAAAATCCAGGCCGCCGCGCCCCCTCCCAGCCTCACGCGCGCCGCCGCCTACTCCCGCGTCAGCGATGGCAAAAGCGCCATGCTGCAAAGTCTATCGGCCCAGGTCAGCTACTACAGCGCGCTGATCCAAAAGACTCCCGGATGGTCCTATGCGGGCACCTACGCCGACGAGGCCCTCACCGGCACCAGGGACGCGCGGCCAGAGTTCCAGCGGCTGCTGCGGGACTGCCGGGCCGGGAAGATCGATCTGGTCATCACGAAGTCGATCTCCCGGTTCGCGAGAAACACCGTCACGCTGCTGGAAACTGTGCGGGAACTGAAAACTCTCGGCATCGACATTTACTTCCAAGAACAGAATATCCACACCATGTCAGGGGACGGAGAGTTGATGCTCTCCGTCCTCGCTTCTTATGCGCAGGAGGAAAGCCGCAGCGTCTCGGATAACTGCAAATGGCGCATTCGCGGGGATTTCCAGAA